GTGGATGCTACGAAAGATATGTACCCAAAACCTAGAGGAACTGGAGATGACTAATGCCGGGCTTGATTGGTTCACAGGGGGTCCGTCCGGGCGCTCTGAATATGAACCGCGTCTTCCGGGCGCTCCGATATCGCACCGAACAAGCTCAATTAGTCACTTATCATAGACCAGCCATTTACAAGACTGATGACTACGGGGTTCCATCGGGCACAGTAGGCTCTAATGAGCTCTTATTGCCTGATTTACCTGCTATAATAAGACCGGCCATCACAGCAGACTATTCCAAAGAGCGCTACGGTAATAACATTATAGGAGCAGCGCGTGTCTATACTCCGAACATTACTACAATCAAGAACTACACTAATTTTGACCAAGACAATAATACCGACTTTAATGAAATCGAGGGCTGGGATAGGCTTATTACTAATTACAGGACCATCTATTCTGTAGCCACAAGTGGAACTACAGGCTGGACCTCAGGCAGTGCGGATTACGCGTTTACTTCAGACGGGGAAAGTGTGACTGCTACTATGGGAGCGGATTATGATGGCTCATTCTATTTTACCACCTCAGCGGTCAACACTCTCGAAGCAGACCGTCTTCGCTTTAAGATTAAAGCAAGTACAGGCTCATGCACTTTTACTAATTTTATAGCATATAATGGGGGCACTCAGGATACTGATTATGCTACTACCTATGCTCCTGCTTCCTTGACCAGTATTCCTACTGGAACTTGGCTAACGGTTGATGTACCATGGATAACTGGAACAGTCGATGATGGAACCAGCATTTTTGAGTCAGGAACTCGCTATGCTACTACGGTCACATCCGGCAGTAGCTATGATTATGAAGCCGATTTGAGGGACTTAGAGTTTAATATTTCGGGAACCGCTGACGGGGACGCTATATACTTAAAAGAAGTGGAGTTCTATAAATCCATATCGTGGCACGTCCACTCTCTAAAGGACATGACCGACGGTTATATAATTTTCAACTGCATACGCACTAGTGGCCGCAGTGATGCTAAACGGAGGGCTTACGACTAATGCCTACTGATACTCCCGACCACCTGAATAATATAGAACGAGCTCTAATAGACAATTTGCGAGATGGAACTTACAATACTATAGCTGGAATAGGCTCGGGCTCAGCATGGGCATCTGAGGACGTTACAGTCTTTGGGCAATTTCCCACCACTGATGAGGCTAGCTATCCATGTATAATAACAGAAATGGTAGCTAACGGCATAGAGACTCAATTCATGGGGCAGAACTTAACGACTGGAAGCAACGAGGCTATAGGGGAGCTTTATGGAGTAGGCTTTAATATATATATTTCCGTTGACAGCGACAGCTCTATTACGATTACTAATACTACCGCTACGGGTAGTGTAGCACAGCCTTATAAAGAGAGAAGGTTGCTTAATTATCTCATGCTTAATTGCGCTAATGTTCTTATTGACTGCGATTTTGTGAACATTACCAAAGGAGTGGCTGGCACTCCTGCTCCTACTGAAATAGTAGAACGACATTTTAGTGGCTTTTCAGAAATGGGTTACAATGCCCAATTGGAGACTTGGACTAGCATAGCTTCGCTAGTTATTGTATTCAAGAACTCGAGGTAATTATGGGTAACGCAACTTATATGGGGGCAGACCAGTTTGGTACTCAAGATATTTTCCGTACTATCAGTATAAGTTTTCAACCATATATACCCTTTACTCAAGCGTATAGGATGGGCCTCGTAGGAGGTCAATTTATGCATGCCACTAAAAGAGGAACCACGGGTTATTTTCATTGGGCACCCGTTGCCGCTCTACAAGAGGAAGAAAATGATTTATTGGGGTCATATCCATGGACCACACGTTTAAAAGCTTATCAAGCCGAGGGAACAGGACGGCTACGGGGAATGAATACCTTTAATAGGAAGGAGGAAGCTTTACTCAAGGCTGCTAATGTGATTGGAGAAGCAGACGAAACTATTATGGGGAAAGGCTTAGCAGATGTATTGGATACTATGGGTCCTATGGATGTTAATTTTACCGAAAGAAGTTCCCGTATTATGCATGAGATAGAATTGGAAATGATAGTGGAAAGGTTAGAAGCTCAAGCTGCATCACAAGGCATCTTTTTTCAGGATTATAGTAGTTTATTACCTTCAGGAACTCGACATCCGCGTATTAGAGATAAGGCTAAATATACAGTCGGAGGGAGATTTGATGTTCAATTAGAACACCATAAGTCTTTTAACGAGTATCTTCGTGATGAATTGAATTTGGGAGGTCATACTGACCCCAAGACGGTATTCAGCTTAGAAATGTCTAGAGCGAAAGCCGGTTCTACAAGTAAAAAGGTACTTACTCAGTATCCTTCCGAAGATGAATTTGGGCAGAAGATAGATTTTACGGATGTGGTGTCTTTTAAAGACCACTGGAGCGACCATTTAGAGGCAGTGGTAGGCACTCTAAATAACAATATAGCTGTTGCGTGGGACCAGCTTGATAATCAGTTGAAGGAAAGTAGGGATGTATTAAATCAATTGATAGGAATACAAAATGCGAATTGGGCCGATGACCCCTTTGCTACGCCGGGGCAACTTACTAAGCGCGGTGTGACGGGTACTTTTGATACGCGCCCTACAAGGTCCGGTTGGGATAAGTTATCTCATTCAGCGCGGGGGGTATTCAAAGAGCGACAAGGAGATTTAGGTAGGGCTGCCACAGAGGAAGCCGCGTATAATGAATGGTTCGGGAAGCAGCTTAAGCAGTGGGAAATGGATAGAGCAGTCAGAGAAATGGCGGCCTTTGGGCGTGAAATGATAGACCGCCTTATTACTGATTTAAAGTTAGGCGCTTTAAACCCCTCATTAACTGGTCCTCCTAAACATTTATGGACCGCTCCTTTGGGTACTCTTGGTGACCCATATGTGGGGGTTACATTGTTTTGGCCTGATGTGATGGACAAGAACGCTCCTTACAAAGCCATATTGTCAGAGAAGACCTCCGGGGTTTACCTCAAAGGAAAGCCCGTGGGAGGTACGAGCTTTACATTCAAACGTGGTATGAATTTAACGATTCCCCAGATAGGATGGAGTAGGTCACATGTATGGGTTATAGGGGGAACACCCACTGGAGATATTTTAGAATCTTACGCTAATTGGATGAGAGATAAATTGGTTTTGAGTGATGCGGAAGTGCGTAGAACTTTAGCGGCAGCAAAGATATTAGCAGCTAATGATGCAGTGGCCACGATGGATAGATTGAACCGAATGGGTGATTATCAACTAACCAGAACCGGAATGGATGTTACTGCTCAATTGAGGTTGGCTATAAATGTAGATGAATTAATGCATCTCAGAACTACTACGGTAGCAGAATCCTTAGCTGCTCAGTTGAGAGATTATTATGAAAGCGGTCAAATGAAATCCGAAGTAAGAGCTTGGTATGACCAATTGATGTCGGAAAGTAACAGATTAACTCATAAGTGGTACGATTCCCTTCCGGCAGGGCCGCCCGTGAAATCAGGTAAACCCAATACAATGGGAACCACTTTAGGCTCAGAATTTGTACTTGGAGACCAATTGGGAAATCCGCGTAAGCATTATCTTGGGGTATGGAGTGGACCGTTGAAAAAGACATGGAGAGGAGAAGCTGAAGGAGGTAAGGGAGATATAGGTTATAATTTCTCCATATCCCCACAAATAGTTTCAAGGCGTAAAGGAGTGGCAAGTTTTAAGTGAAGAGAAGCAAAAGCTTTATATACTAAGTTAAGCTAAATAAAAACTAACGAGTGGAATGTAACGCACTGAAAGTCTAGACAACAAAAAAGAGGATAATAAAATATGGTATATTTCCTAGGAAGAGACGTCGATGTATTCGTAACCCTTGAGTGCGCTGCCGCAGATGTAGCAATAGGTACAGAAGACCCTGATAGTACAAGCGTTCCAGTAGCCGCTTTAATAGGCACAGGAACTGTTTCGGCGGGGGGAACTGTATTTGCTAATGCTATGGATTCTGTTGCTAATGTCAGTGGTTCACGAGTCATAGACTTGACAGGAGTTGACCTGTCTATATCTGCATCTGATGAAGATATTGGCCCCTTTATTGGGCAAGCATCTACTCAGAGTGTAGAATTGAGAAAAGAGACCGTTGTGTCACTGACCCGTAAAAAGTCAGATGAAGTGTGGGATGTTATATTTAACGGCCCCTCCAACGGTATGGAGTTCCAATACAGATATTTAGAGCAATGTGATTTAGCCAGTTCTTCTACTACACTAAGTAATATAAGTACGATTGGTAATGTAAGGGTGGGGCAGTATGTTGTTAATGGCAATATCCCAGCCGGTACAGTAGTGGTTACTGTTAATACAGGAGGAGATAGTTGTGTAATAAGTAATGCAGCTACGGCGACAGCCGCATCTGCTAATGTAGGTTTCCTTGACCAGCCAACATTTAAGAGACAAGGAGCTCGATATGGAGTTGCATATACAGGTTCTACAGCGGTCCTGAATGCAGGACGAGCAAATCCCAAACAGAATATCTCAGGCACATCGTATGGTAACGCTGGAGAAAGTGTTTATTATGGATATCGTGTACATTTGAGGATGAAGAATGGTTCCGAGAATTATACAGTTAAAAACTGTGCAATGACAGGTCACACCATTGCTTTAAATTCTGACGGTACTTCTGAAGAAACTTTAGAATTAACAAGTGGAGTAGCTGCGAGTATGTATACTGGAAGTTCCGATACTTTCTATACAACTTTAACGACAGTGGGGGAGATGTAAACATGGCTTACTTTATGGGACAGGATATTGAGGTATACATTACCACAGAACAGACTGGCTATATAAATAACTATGTAACAGTTACGGATGCTGGAGTGACTACTCTTGTAAGTGGCGCGGGAAGTGCAATTACTAATATTTTTGCGAGTCCGTTGTCAGGTACTTTGGGTTGGATTAATCCCGCTGATGGCGAATATGGAGTACCACAAGAAGAAGACTTGGTTGGACTTGATGTAAGTATCGGTGCTATGGATGAAGATATTACTTATTTTGGTTTCAAGCAAGTAACAAAGGCAGAAATCAAAAAGGAAACTACAGTTTCATTAACCAGAAAGAAGACTAATCTTATATGGGATGCTATTTTTAATGGTACAACTGCGGGAGGCACTACTGGTGGAGGCCGTTATGGAACTACTAGTGGGACAAGTAATCCAGAATTTCATGGTGGTTTAGTAGAACCAGATACACAATATGGATATCGTATTCATGTAGTGCTTCAAGATGGAACTGAGGTAATGAGTATTCCCGGATGTTGTGTTCAGGGACATACCGTATCAACTAACGTAGACGGGTCAGCTGATGAAACAATGGAATTTATGACTTATATAACTCCGAGTTTCGGTCAAACACCAGACCAAGTTAAGCTTGAGACGACAGACCTGTAGATATAATATTTATTTAGGGTAGGGGCTTGAGCCCCTGCTCTTTTAGGAGAAACAATGGAAGAAAAGAAGTTTTGGACAATGGACGAACTAGTGGCACTCACTGATGAAGTGCAATTAAAAGAAATAGAATATAGAGAAGGGTTAGTGAAATTTCATTTTTGTGAATTGACAGAGAAAGAAGAACCTAAATTCACAGGAGTAAGTGAGGATTTACCCGAAGAAGAGAAGATGCAACTGTATCAGGAAATAGGAGCAAGTCGTGTTCTTAAGATGATATTAAAAGCAAACGATAAAAACCCAGAAGGGCCCTGTATACAGGAAGAACAATGGGAACTTTTACCTACTACTCTTCGTTATACTATCTCTAATGAGATTTTAGGTTTAGAAGGACTCACTCGAGAAAATTTTCGGGACTGATGCAGGAATCGCCTGATGCGGTGTTTCTTTACATTCCTTTAATGAAAGACTTGGGGATGGATTGGAGTGAAATAAAAAATACGCCTCGATATGAGTTGGAATATTTACTATCGTCATATCACGAACATCAAAGATTCCATTCGATGGATGGATATGATGACAAGGATGTGCAAGAAATGGCTAAAAATAAGCCTCAAATAAGACGACAATATAGTGATTATCTGGAAACTCGGCGTAAGTATGAAAAGAAGATGGGAGTGAAGCGTAAAATAACATTTGGAGGTATAGGATAATGGGTTTTGCAGGACAAGTTTTTGCGGCGCGTGTAGCGATTGGTTTGGCTGTTCCTAGTCCACAGGCTCTAAGTAAAACGGGAGGAATGCTGGCTCAGGGTGTTTCTAATATAGCCCAGCAGGTTCGACTGGCCCAAAATAAACACGGCCTTAATAAGGAGTATTTAGGTCAATTAGGAGAAATGAATGCTAAGACTCTCTCTACTACTGATAAGATAAATAATGAAATAACTGTTAGAATGAAACGTCATTTGGATAAAGTAAATCAGCAAGTGGCAGGAAGTGTGGAAAAATCAACCGCTCAAACGGCGGGTGCCTTTACCAAATTAAAAGCTGTACTATCCAAACCCTTGGGAAACAAGTTAACTAAAGGTATGGGCGTGGACCCATCCATGACAAATGCCTATCAATTGGCTAAAAATCTTCAAGGCATGACCCGTCAAAATCACCAAGCGATTCTTTCTTTCCAGTCCGACCTTATTGATAAACAGGAACTGTTCATTGCCAACGAAATGGTAGCTCATGAGAAAAAAATAGACCTCGGTGACACCGCGAAAGGGTATAAAAAGGGTGAACGGGAGGCTGAGGAGGACCGAATTAACCAATTGAAAAGGGAATTAGAAATTGACAGGGAGTTGCTTGCTATACTGAAAAACAGAGTTGGTCTTATAAATCAACTCAAAGGAGATTATTCAGAATTAGCTCAGTATGGAAAGGAATGGGCCGAATCCACTGTAGACATTGTTAATACACTGCGTTCGAAATTTAATGCAGCCCTTCGAAATACTATCGCTTTATTAACTGCACTTACCTATAAATTAAATCAGAGTACCCAAGAATTGATAGAATTTGAAAGAGAATTATTAAATGCTAATTCGGTATTCGGATTGACCAATGACCAGCTTTTTGAAGTTGGAAATACAGTTGTAGAGTTTGGTAATCAGTATGGTATTGCTACCCAAAATGGGGCCGCAGGTCTTTATCAGCTTGCTTCAGCTGGTCTAACCGCCAACGAAGCAATGGAAGTCTTACCACATACACTCAAATTATCAATGGCGGTTCAGGGAGACCACAATACTATCTCTAAATTAACTGCTCAGACCATCTTCGGTTTCGGAATGGAGATGAGTGATGCAGCAGAAATCACTGACAAGTTCGCTTATGCTATCCAGAAGTCTCTTATTGAGTATCAGGATTTATCAAGCGCTGTTAAGTTCGCTTTGCCTTTCTTTACCTCTACAGGGCAGAGCTTAGACCAGTTGTTAGGGGCTCTACAGATATTGACTAATAGAGCTTTAGAGGCTGGTATAGCTGGTAGGGGTCTTAGACAGGCACTCGCGGAGTTTGCTG